CGTGAGGCCGGCCGCGTCGGTCAGGTAGACCGGATAGTCGACCTTGAAGGCCTTGCCGCCGGCGCCGCCCGCTTGGCCCGGAATGCCACCCTGACCATTGGCACCGCGGCCGCCGTTGCCGCCGCGCCCGAACACGTTGCCCTTGATCGTGACGTTCAGGATCACCAGCGCCACCGTGAGGGCGGTCGAGGTGCCGGACCCGGACGAAGCGTTCTTGTCGAGCGTGATCGAGGTATTCGGCACGATCGAGATGATCTTGGCGCCGTTGGGGATGCCGGTGCCGCTGACCCGCTGGTTGACGAACAGGTCGGTCGTGTCGGCGATACCGGTCAGCGTCGGACTGCCACTGGTGCGGTTGCCGGTCACGGCCTTCGTCGGCCAGGTGCCGGTTTGCAGGGCCGGTATCGAGGTCGAGGTCGAGCCCACATAGACGCCGGCCACCACCTCGAAGTTGACGATCGTCCCGGGCGTCGGGTCCGGATAGGACTCGTCATGCATTGTCCGGATGTTCACGCCGGTCGTATCGTAGTTGACCGTGATGGAGCGGTTGTCGAGGTCGAGAGGGGCGAAGGTGAACTCCTCGGCCGATACTTCGAACCCCTCGGGCATCGGTTTCGCCCTGATGATCTGCGCCGGCACGTCGACCCGGGCGCCGCTCGCGTCCTGCAGGGTGCGATGAGATATCCGGCAACCGTCGCCGAGCTGTGGCGCCGTCTGGGCATCCCGAAACAGCGTGAACTTGAACAGTCGCGGCGGCGTCGCGAAGCGGCTCAACTGCATGTCGGCCACCCGCTGCGCCGCGGAGAGGCCGCCGCTCGGTATCCAGCGGCTGGCGATCTTCTCGATCTTGGACTGCCCGTAGTTGGCTTCGGACGCCAGGTCGACCGTGGCCGCGGTGGCGCGGAAGTTGGCTTTCGCATCCTCCTGCGTCGGGTCGATCTGCCCGTAGCTGACCCACACCTGGCTGACGCGCTTGTCCTGCTGGTCGGAGATCGCGATCTTGCCTTTGACCATCAGCGTTTCGTCGTAGCGAACCGCCTCGGTGGGGATCGGGCGCAGCACGCGCAGGCGGATCAGCTTGGCCAGGTCGTCCCACCAGATGGAGAGCCCGCAATCGCGCATCAACTCGGCGACGAGCTGCGCCACCGGCTTCGGCTCCGCCAGCGTGCCGGTGTAGTTGCGCTTGAGGTACGCCGCCGTTTCCGCCCGCCACTCGTCGAGCGGGATATTGGCCGGGTCGATCCCGGCAAAGTTGACCATCCAGTCGCGGATGATGTCGGCGGGGTCTGCCGACACGTAGTCCAGCACGATTTGAACTTTGTCGGTCGCCTTGTGTGCCGAGGCCTTGCTGCCCAGCTGGCCACGAACAATGGTCAGATCGTCGCCGGAGCGGGAGAAGCTGACGATTTCATTGCCGCCGATCGCCATGTACCCGCTGCCGGGATAGGTGGCGCCGACCGCGACCGGCGACAGCACCGCCGTGGTCTGCACGTCGGTGATGTCGGCGTTCAGCCGGCCGGCGCTGACGAACGGCGCCTGCGCCCGATCGCCGTCCAGCATCTTCAGCATGTCGTGGGCGATCAGCGTATAGGTGCCGTCAGCACTGGGACCGTCAAAGCTCTCGACGATGAAGGTGCGGCGCTCCATGTCGGCGAGATCGTCGCCGACAAAGCCCTGGTACCAGACCAGCGGCTCCCCTCTCAGGTACGGCTGCCGCGCCCGGAACTTCGGCCAGAAGCTGCCCTGCTCGTAAGGGTTATAGGCGCGATCGGCGAAGTAGGGGTCGCCGGCCATGCCGGTGTCAGGCGTCGGGTGATCCTTGAAGGTCACCCGCAGCGAGGCCCGCGAGCCGAGATCCTGCCCGGGGTTGATCGTGGCTGGGGTGAAGTCGACGGACTTGATGCAGGGGATCGCCTCGACGCCGAGCGGCCGATACTCCGCCGCCAGCGCGAACATGATCTCGTTCTGCACCCGGGTGAAATGCGCCTGGTCCTGACAGGTGGCCCAGGTGTTGAAGCACTTCACCGAGCCGGTGGCTTCGTCGGCCGAGGCGTAGTGCCCGACCTGCACGGAGTAGATCTTGAACACTCCGCCCGGGCCATTGTCGAAGTCGATGCGGATCTGGGTGACGGTGTGGGTGATCCAGTCCGTGCCGCCGGCGGTCAGCGCGCTCATGTCGAGCTCGACGGTCACCCGCTGCCCCAGCGGGATGTCGCTGAAGCTCTGGTAGTAGGAACCGGACTCGCCATGGCTGCCGCCGCCACTGGTCGAGTAGAAGATCTTGCCGTCCCAGATGCCCGACGTCCGGTCTTCCAGCCGCTCGACATCGAGGCGAAGGATGCGGTCGACCGACCCGTTGATGGTGAGCCCGGCCGGCGATCTCAGCATCGGGTCGGACAACGTCTCGGTCAGCACCCCGGCATCGGCGCCGACCCCGAAGGTGGCGCCGGCAGCGGCGAAGCCGAGGACGGTGCCCTGGAAACTGTACGAATAGGTCGAGGCCAGCAGCTGCCCCTCGAGCGCAGCAAGACACGGGGCCCGGTTGAACCTGTTGCCACAGCCCTCGACGGTCAGCGCCAGATAGGTCAGCGCCTCCCTCATAGTCCAAGCCCGCCCATCGGGATCGAGAGATCGACCTGACCGGCCATATAGGCCGTATTGGGCCTGACATTGCTGGAGGAGAACCAGCAGAAGCCGACGTCGTCGGGGTAGTCGGCCGGGTTCCACGCGAAGAAGAACGGTCGCTTGCGGTTGCCCTCTATCACGAAGGGGCGGACGTTGGCGTTGTACCAGTCCCGTTCGAGCGCCTTGAAATCCACCGACGTGGTGCGCGACTGCGAGGTGATGATGGCGCCGAGGAATTCGCCCGACTCCGACAGGCCCTCGACGGTGTCAGGGACCGCGGCATCGCGCAGCGGCACGAACCCCGGCTGCACGCCGCGCTGCATGCGGAGGATCTGGCCGACATAGAGCACCGCGACGCTCGGCGCCGTGCCGTCCGGCACGATCCGCAGTCGCACGCCGGCATAGTAGCCGGCAGGGAACAGCAGCATTGCCGGAGCGTCATCGGCCATCACGGCACCGGGAAACACGACTTCCCAATCCGCCCCCGGCTCGGCCGTGATGGCCTCGACAGAGACGATCGCCCCGGTCGAGCCGAAGTTGTGGCGGGCGAACGCGACATAGTCGGTCTCGCCGTCGAGCCCGCTGACCGTCACCAGCTGCTCGGCCGTGCCCGAGCTGCGCCACACCCTCGATGTGAGCGGGTTCGCGAGGTTCGATGCGGGATAGGACGCTTCGGCGAAGTCCGCGGTCACCTGGCCGAACACGACCTGGTTGTGCCAGCCGATCACCGGATAGGTGTTCGGGTAGGCGAAGGTCGGCGTGATGATCAGGCTGGGGGCGAGGATGATCATCAGGCGCCCTTATAGTTGATGGCCAGCTCCTGGCCTTGCGTGCCGAGGTATTCTTTGAGGCCATCGAGGATGCCGGCCACCTGCGCTCCGCTGAAAAGATCGGTGGGGGATAGCCCGCTCAGGTCGATCGTGAGGCCGGAGCGCTGCGGCGCAGGCACAGCGGCCGTCGAAGCGGCGCCGCTGCCGCCGACGGATGGCCGCGAGCTGCCGCCCTTGTTCGTCGATAGGATGGTCGCGATTTGTGCGGCACCAGCTGCCGCCACGGCAGCTGCGCCCGTGAAGCCAAGGGCGCCCCCCTGGGCTAGAGCCTTCGTGATGCCCTGCGCTGTGTTGATGATTGCTTCGGCAACACCGAAAGCCTTTGACGCAGCAAGCCCCTTGTCTCCGAAGGTCTCGGCAAGGTTGGACAGCGAGCCAAAGATACCAGCGACGTTGCCGACAAGCTGGCCGCGCAGTCGTGCCTCTTCGTCGATCTGCCGCTTGGCGATTTCCGTCATGCGGTCGGCGTGCTGCTGCTGCGCCGCCTCCAGCATCGTGTCGTATTCGCCTCGGAGGATGGCGCCGTCCTCGAAGAATTTTTGGATTTCCTCCAGCCGCTTGGCGTGGCTGTCGATCTCCAGTTGTTCTTCGTTCATCAGCGACTGGCGCAGCGCTTCGAGGCGAGCAGCTAGCGCCTCGGCGGCACCCGTATCCTCGAACGGGGGAACCTTGAAGCTGTCGCCAGAAGCGATGTCGATCTTGCCGTCTTTGCCGAATGCGAACCCCTCATAGAGGCTGTCGGCGCTCTGCGTCTTGAGGTTCTTCAGTTCGCTGACGAGCGCTTTGGTTGCCTCCCATCGCTCCCGCATGGTCCTGACTAAGGCGTCTTCACCCGCGCCGACTTGCCCGGTCGAGGCGAAGTATGCGCCACCAGTCAGAAGCGCCAGCCCGCCCGGAATGGCCGCGATGGCGCCCATCGATGTGGCAATCACACCCAGCGTTCCAGCGAGCAAACCAAGCGCGGGTGCGGCGGCTGATGCAGCAATCCCGATAGCCGTGATGGCGCCGGCTGCGCCGAGCAACGCGGTGCCCCACGACACGATCTCCGGACTAAGGCCATCAACGAACTTCGCCAGGGCGTTCAGCTTTGGCAGCGCTGCCTCAGCGATCCTATTGGCCACCCCCTGGAGGGTTAGGGAGATCTTGGTCAGCCTGTCGTTGAACTCTTCCGCCGCCTGACCGGTCTCGGTGCTGATGGTCAGTCCCAGGCGGTCTGACTCCTCTGCCATCTGGCGAAGGCCGTCACGCCCGCTGTTGAGCAGCGGGATGAGTTCGGCGCCGGACTTGCCAAACAGCTGCATCGCAAGCGCAGTTTTTGTGCTCCCGCTTTCGATGCGCGAAAATCTATCGGCGATGTCGGCAAACACCTCGTCCGAGTTGCGCAGGGCGCCCGACGTGTCCTTGATGCTGATGCCCAGAGCCGAGAACGCGGTGGCCACCGAGCCGCCCTTTCCGCTGGCAACGTCGGCCATGTTCTTCGACAGCTTTTGCAGACCGCCCGACAGCGTCTCCAGAGACACGTCGGAGAAGTCGGCTGCATACTTGAGCCGGGACAGCGCTTCGGTGGTGACACCTGCCTTCTGCGCCGTCTTGCTGAGGTTGTCGGCGCCGTCGATTGCCTTCTTGCCCATGACGGCGAGAGCGCCGCCCGCGGCAACGGCGGCGGCGGCAACGGCGGCAAAGCCCACCGCTGCCGCCTTGCCGAACCCCGCAATGCCGGACTGCGCTTTTTTGAGCCCAGCGGATAGCTCGGCGGTGTCGATGCCGAGGCTGACGCGCAAGGCGCCGATCACAGAGTTGCCGCTCACGACGACCTCATTGATGGAAGACACCCGGTCGGCTAGCTTGGCGCCCACTATGAGGGGGCCGTACTATGCTCAGGGCGTGCATTGGTGTTGTTGGTGTTGTGACGTTACTTGCGGCGTGCAGCCCGACGACTAGCTCGCCTGGACCTAAGGCGGAGGCGGGCGCGCCGCCTGCCAACTATCGGGCCGCCTCAAAGATTTCGGTGCGAGAAACGTTCTTCGATCCGTACAGCGTGCGAGACGCCTCGATTTCGCGCCCGCTGTTTGCATCGGCAGTATTCGATGGCGTGACACCCATCCCTCGCAAGGGCTGGATCGTTTGCGTGAAGGCCAATGCGAAAAACCGGATGGGGGCCTATACCGGCATCCAGCCCACTGTAATGCTGTTCGATGGCGAGGCCGTAACCCTGACGCTCTCCGGACCGGACTACGCCGGGCAGATTGCCGACCACTGCAAAACGGCGGTTTACGAACCCTTCCCGGAACTGGAAGCGGCTGGGTGAGGCAGATGGTCCGGCACCGCCGCTGACCACTTCCGCGCGATGGCGATCTGATCTTCTATCGTCTGCCTGCGGGTGGGTCGGGGGTCTGCCCGCTGCGGCAGCCGGAAGTCCTCAAGAGTTGGGAACTTGCCGGAATTAGGCAGCGCCGCGATATGCCAGGTGTGCCAACGCCTGTTTTGCTCTTCGATCTCGTAGCGGCGGTCAGCTGCCTTGATCGCGCGGTAGGTCTGGCGAGGGGTCGAGGCCCAAAAATCGTCCTCCCCTAGCCCCGTTGCGACCATGAAATTCAGGATCGATTGTTGCCAGTCCCACTTTACGGACTGGCCACGTGAGGGTTTTCCTCAACGCTCTCCGGCTCCGCACTCGGGAACGTGAATTCCAAGCACTCCATGAGGCGGCCGGCAGCGGGTTCGACGCCAACTTCCGTCAGAAGCTCACCGGCATCGAACAGCGTCATTGCCGGGTGGTACCGCTGCAGGCTCGCGTGCAGCAGCGCGATCCACTCTCCGCCGCTTATGGTGTTGGGAGCGAGGAGCTTGGGGGCAAAGTCCTCGAACCAGGCGACGCCCTGGGTCCGCTCGAACACCGCGATCTCGTTCCACGTCAGGCGCAGAACAAAGGCCCGGTCGCCCACCTTGAGGTCGACTTCACCCTTCTCCGGATTTGCCGCCATCAGCTGACCACCGTCGATCCGGTAACCTTCCACGTTACCTGAGCCGTCTGTCGATCAGCAATCGGGATCGTCGGAGCGTAGCCCGTCAGCAGAGCGCTGAAGGTCCACACGGCCGCACTGCCGAAGGTGATGCGGACCTTGACACGCTGCCCAGCGGCACGGATTGCAAGATAGCGATCGTCCACGTCGCTGCTGGCGTTGAAGTGGATCGGGTAGGAGCATTCGCCCGGATCAGAAAAACCGGTGATGAACTCCTTGATCCGCCCGGGCGACTGCATATGCGACGCCTCGACGACGTCGACCGTCGCGCTTGGCGGCGTGATGTCGCCGGAGATCTGGCCACCGCTGTCCCAGGTGGCGCCTCCATCGGTCGAGAGATCGACGGCAGCGCCATAGCCGATCTCGGCTGTAGTTTCTTCTTCGGCCATGGCCGGGTCTCCTGTGGTTTAGAGGGTGACGTTGGGATCGCTGAAATCGAGCTCGATCCGCGAAGTGCTGAGCGCCATGCCCACCCGAATCGGATCGTCGCCGGTGGTCACGTCGGCGCGCGGGCAGATGCCGCCGGGGGTGCCGCTCAGGTAGTAGTCGACGCCTGCGGTGAGCACCGCGCCGACGTCGACGAGGGCGCCGTTGCGGGCGATCTTCAGCGGCTGGTCGGCGAGCGCCGCGTGCAGCGCCATGCCGCGGATGGCTCGGACCTCGGCCGTAGCGCTGTCGTTGTCGGACAGCTTGGCCTTGCCGGACGCCGCCTCGCGATACACCGCCTGGAACGCGGTGATCGTCGCGCCAGCGATGATGTCTTCAGTCGGCCCGCTCACGAGCTTCACGCTCGCCGCGGTAATCGAGATGTCAGCCACGCTGACCTCCTGTGCTGTGGGTTAGGGAGCCGCTTTCGACCAGACGTCGAAGTCGAGCGAGCAGGTGTAGAACTCTTCGGCGCCGGGCTTTTCGAACTTGATGCCCCGGTCACTGCGAAGCTGGATCAGGCGAAAGTCGGTTCCGCCGACCACGCCGCGGAATGGGTGCAGCAGCACAACAAGGACATCGCGGACCGCCAGGAGCGGCATGACGCCGCCGGCCGCGATCGAGCGCACATCGATCTGCATCAAGCTCGAGGTGAGCCCGTCGCTGCCCCGCATGTGCAAGCCGGTGATGCCGTCGATCTTGGTGTATCGAAGGCATGGGCCAGCGGTCCCTTGCACGAACTGGCTCGGCGTGATGCGGGTCGCCGGCACCAGGTTGGTGAGCGCCGCATGGCCGGTCAGGATGGAAGCGAAGTCGATCTCCATTATTCGAGCGCCGCTTCGTGATCGGCACCTTCGACCGAGCACCGACCGATTCCGCACCGCAAGAGGAGGGCGGTCAGCGCCTCGATGTAGCGGTCGGTCGCCTCCTCACCGAGCAGCCACAGCAGCGGGTATGCCCCCCATGCAGCAGCGAACATGATGGGCCTGACCCACCAGTGCAGCTTGAACCTGAGCTTCATCCTCATCTGCGCCATCATCCAGCCCTCGCTGCCTTTGCCGCCCGTCGCTTGGCGAGCCGCGCCGCCGTCTTCTCAATCTCGGGGCCGAGCTCGTCCGCGACGATCTTGATTGCGCCCTCGGCATTGGCGTCGAACGCCGGTCGCATGAACGGCTGCGGGCCGTGGTTCACTGTGCCGAACTCCTGAGGCACGCCGGCCGGATCCGCGGTGCCCATGTATCGGGTGACCGTCGCCTTATCCTGGTCCTTGCGGGCCAGAGACGCCTGGCGCTTGGTGAGCTTGCCGCCCACCGTGATCGAGGCCTTCAGGTCGTTGCCGGTGGTGGCCGGATCGTCCGGCGCCAGCTGTCGCGCCGTCTCCGCCATCGGCTGCAGCGCCTTGTCGGCAATACGCCGGAGCACGGCTTTGCCCGGGGCCTTGCCATACTCTTCCGCGAGCTTGCCCAGCGCCTCGTCGAGCTCGCGGAGGCCGTCGACGCGGACCGTGGTTCTCATGCCCGGACCGACTGGACGACGGCACCGAGCCGGGCGCCCCAACGCTGATAGCCGGCACCGTTGAGGTGCGGAATGCTGTCACCTGGGTAGGCCTGAAACAGTGCGGTGTTGAGGTAGGCACCTACCGCGTACAGCAGCGGGTCATCGGAGATGTCGCAGGCGGCGGTGATGCCGTTCAGGCCCAACACGCCAGCCACCAGTTGCACATGATGCTCGCGCGTTGACTCGGTGAAGTACGGCGAGGCGTAGGCCCAGGACGGCGTGCTCGAGACCACGACCTTGACCCCGATCGAAACCGCGTCGTCCACAATTTCCTGGTAGTTGGCGATCATGCCGGCGATCGTCGTGGCGCCGTCCGATCCGTCGGCCTTGTCACCGTCACCCGGCACCATGACGAATATCTTGTCGCCGCGCGCTTTCGCGAACAGCGGCTTGATGGTGCTGTACCACTCGGCCAGCTGCGAAGCAGAGGACTTGCCCGAGCCAGGCCCGACGCCGCCATAGAGCACATGCAGGGCCCGGGGATTGGTGCTCAGCTGCTGATCGGCAGCCACGAATAGCGCCGGGCCGAAGTGCAGGTCGTTGCCATAACTGCTGCCGCTATAAGCGATCAGGTCGGCGCTGTCCTTTGCAGCCGCGTAAGCGTCGATCATGCCGGCGAATGCCAGTTGCTCAGCGGGGGTGAAGTGGCCGCCGGCCCAATGGAAGCCGGCACCACCAGTCGAATAGGTGACACCGCCGTCGTAGCCGGCGAGCAGGGTCAACGGCTGGTCCGAGACAAGGCTGGCGCCGGAACTGTCACTCACTGACACACCGTCAATGTAGAACTTCCAGGCATTCGAGGCGCTGCGGTCGATCGATACGACAAGGCTGGCGTCTGCGTTCGCTACGTCGGTCGCGCCGCCGATATCGAGAGCGTACGCACGGTCGTCGGTCCAGCGCGGGTAAATGTACGAGTTGAGCGCCGGCAGCGTGCCAACGATGACGCCGGCATCCTGCACCGACATTGTGCCCTTGAAGCCGCGGCTATGCGCGTTCTGCGTATAGTTCACCCCGTCGACGCTCGGGGTGAAGTTCAGCTCGAGCACCGCATCGACGCCGTTGCCCTGGTAGCCATAGAGGAACGGCGTGAAAGTCGGATTGCCCTGCACCGTGGCGTCATAGGTCCCGAGGCTCGGGCTCTTCCACTCCACCAACGCGGCGAGATCACCCTGGACGTTGAAGTCATGGACGATGTCCAGCCGCGGCCAGATCCCGGCTTCCTTCATCGCGACGATGAAGTCGTTGGTGATCAGCTTCTGGCCGACGCTCGCCGGGGTCGGGTGGCCGGGGTTTGCCGCTTCCCAGGCGGTAAACAGCGCGAGCGCTTCAGCCGAATAGGTCACCGGCAGCGGCGCAGGCTTGGCGTCGAAGCCGAGCTTGCCGATCCGGCCCAGCCGGCCGGGCGCGAGCATCATTCAGACCACCGGCGCGATATGCAGGTAGCCGTCGGCGGCATCACGGATCACGCCGATCTTGTGGCCCGAGGTGATCCGCATATGGAATTTCTCGCCGGCCTCGAGGGGGATGCCCGTCGATGCAGTCGGCGACGGCGTACCGGAGCCCGCAAGCACGTAGCACTTCGCCGACGCATGCAGCAGCACCTCGGTGGCAGTGATCGCCCCCGACTGGTTGGCGGAAGAACCGACGCTCACCCGTTCGACGGTGCCATAAGTTCGGGTGCCGGTACGGGCGATGGCGGCAATCGCTTCGACCTGCCTGTCCGCCGTCGCCACCAGCTGCTCGAGCGACAGGATGGTCGGCACCTCCTGAGTATCGCCGTTGGCATCCTTGACGAGAATGGAAAGCACTTCGGCCATCTAGACCACCTGTCCAATGTACTGGCTGTTGAGGGCGCTGGAGAAATCCAGCATGGGCAGCTCGAGCGGCGCGGCGTCGTACTGATCCGCCCTCGCGATGGCGCTGATCTCCAGCCCCTCGCGCCGGCCTATCTCCTTCACCCCGACGATGTCGTAGATCAGCCCAGCGGAGACGACGCGGTCCTTGGGATTGAGCGTCGACCAACTGCTGTCCCAGCGGATCTGGAACCGGGTGCCGATCTCCGCCGAAACCTCGGCAGAGGCGACACGCTCGCTGTCGGAGACATCACGCTTGATGGTCCATACGACGGCAAGGGTCTGCCATGTCAGCACCGGCGCGCCGGCAGCGTCCTGCGTGGAGGCGCGACGCTGCAGCGTGATCTTGCGGTCGAACTTTGCGGACTCCATCAGCACACCGGGTCCCACATGGGGCGCACCAACGCCTCGATGGCCCTGCGGGCCTTGTCAGGGTCGATCCCGTCCAGCGTCATGCGGACGTGGAGAATGATCGCCGTCTTCATCAGCGAGAGACGGGGATCAGTCGGGGCGGCGATGCCGACATCGTAGGCGAAGCGGCAGGCATCGGCCTGGTCAGAGACCGCCGGCCAAGTGGCGCCGGCCGCGAGCGAGACCGTTCCGTCGAGCTGCACGACGTAGACGGTCGGCTCAAGGCCGACGCTCTGCCCGCTGCTGTCGAGATAGGTGCCGACGACGTCCCCGACGATCGGCCCGCCGATGAGACGGATCGGACCGGCGAAGCTGTCGACGCGGGCCTGTAGGCTCTGCGGTGCGACCGAAATCCCCACCCAGCCGTGAGGTCCGTCCAACTCGGCTTGAGCCGCCAGGATCATGCCTTCGATGAGCGAGTTGCGGTCGTTGCCACTCTCGCCGATCGCCACCTTGACTTCGTCGAGCGTGACCAGCGGGTCGGGCTGCGTGGTGACGACGATCTGCATCACCGCGGCCCCAGCTTGGCGAGCACAGGGTACGTGTCGCATCGTACGATCGATCCGTCGGAATTTTTGAGCTCGAGCATGCCTTCACCGTCGATTGTCATCCGCTCGACGCGAGGGCCGGGATCGCCCTTGATCCCAACGCCCGGATCACCCTTGCGCCCCTCACCAGGTGCGCCGGTCTTTCCGCGCATGGCGATAACCTGCCAGTCGTCCCCAGGGCACGGGCCCGGGTCATCCTTGCGGGCGATGAAGGCCCCGCCGTTCAGCGCGACGATGTTGAGCCGCCGATAACTGGCGTCAGGGTCATAGGTCTCGCGGACCTCAATCTGTTCCGCTGCGGCGCCCGGCTGGCCGGCGGCAGCGAGACAGGTCCAGTCGGCATGAGGCGGAGCCTTGCCGGTATCCTTGTTCGCCTGCCAGGTCGCGCCGTCGTGCGTGCAGCAGTCGGCTTCGCGCCAAACGCGATCCTCCCACGCCTTCACCAGCGGCAGCTTCCCGGGCGCGCCGTCCTTGCCCGAATCGGGCGGCGGCAGCTCGGCAACGATCCTGTTGATCAGATCGGTGACGTCGCCGATCGTGAAGCTGGGCTCAACTGGCGAAATTGCCCCGATCGCTTTCGCAACCGCGGCTTCCACCATTCGCTCCAGTGTATCTTGCGAGGCGATGGCTGCTTCGGCTTCAGTCAGGCGACGCAGGATCGGGCTGAGCTGAGCCTCGATGTATCGCTGAGCGCCGCGGACCATCGCGTCCGCGACCTGATCGGGGTCAGGCGACTTCTTCAATGGCCGTCTCCCAACGTCGTCCGAGCGCCGCGACGGCGGCCTCGGTTGGATCTTCTTCGGCAGCCTCTGGAGGCGGCGGGAGCGCCAACTGGATTTGCTCCGGGATTGCCGCCTCAACCGCTTCGATGCTCTCGACGACAGCGCCGAGCGTCGTGCCCAGCTTCTCAAGGACCCGAGATTGCTCCTGTGCTGCCGCGCCGATACTGGCCTCGGCATCGATCTGCCTGGCCTCAACGGCATCGACACGCAACAGCACCGGGTCGATCGCCCGGCGCATTGCTTCGCCGATGCTCTCCAGTTGCTTCTGCGGGTCAGGCGGCTCTGCGGGCGGCGCCGGCACGATCGCGTCCACCATCTGGGCAATCTGGTCGGCCGAGAGCAGCGGGAACGCTGCGGCGATTGTCGCCGCCACAGTCGCCTTGGGCAGTTCGCCGGTGGCTGCTGCCAGCAGCAACGTCTGGAGCGCCGCGACCTGTGCGCCGTTCAAGGCGGTTGCCTGCACGTCTGAGCCGGCTGGCGCCGGTGCATCTGCTGCCACATCGCCAGCCACGGCAGGCGGCGTAGGCTCGACGGGCTTCTTGCCGATCGGGATGTCCTGCATCTGTGTGAACAGATCGTCGCCGCCGTCCTTGCGGCCGAGGCCGACGCGGCGCCGGGCCTCGTTCCTGGTGAACACTTTGTCGGTGCCGGCCGTCAGCGCGTCGACCATTTCCTTGAACGACGAGCGCAGCAGGGCGTCGGTATCGAACTCGAGATATTCGTCGGGCAGGCCCTTGAGCCCGAACAGCAGGCCGAAGGCTTCCTCGATATGGTTGAGAGCGAAGCCCAGCCCGGTCGACTTCCAGGCCGACATCAGGGATTCCGTCGATGCAAATGGCGTGCCGCCGATGCCGAGGATCTGGAGTGGCATGCGGAAGGCAAGCGCCACGTTCTGGTCGCTGAGCTTGAGCATTTCGGCAAGCATCGAGTCTTTTGCCGCGGAGCCGACGGGAATGGGCTTCACGCCCCATGTCAGGATGGGTGTGCCGCCTGCTTTCTCCCCTTTGGTCTGCTCGTCCCAGCGAGCTCGAAGGTCCCGGGTCTGTTCGGCATTGAGCGCCTGGTCGGTCGCCAGCATGAAGCTTGGGCGCGCCTCGTTCAGGTAGAACGCTATTTGCTGCGACAGCGCAGCGCCAGACAGTTGCAGGTCGAGGGCAACGGCCAGGATGGGGCTGACGCCGCGCAACGGGTGCATCGGGGTGCGCAAGCGGACATGCAGCACGTCGCGCGCCGGAATGGGATGGGACAGGTCAAAGCGGCGCTCGACCACTTCGTTACCGCTGAGGAGATAGAAGATCGAGCCGTCTTCACCGACCACCGGATAGCCGTTTCGCATGCGGTGGATCTCGACGATCCGGTCACCTTGGCGGATCGCCAGCCCGTAGCCCTCGCCGGCACGATAGGTGCGATCCGTGAGGTTGAGCAGAAAATCCGACATCGACTCGTAGTCGTTCGGCCGCTTCAGAATATGCGCCAGGTCGGACGTCGTGATTACTTCGCTGCCGCCGTCGCCCGTCGCCCGCTTGTGCGAGCCAGGGCACATCGCCACGGTCTGCGCATAGGCGCCGACGCAGGCCTCGACCATGGCGCCACCGGTGCCACCAGCCTCCGGGCTGTAACCGGCCTGCCACCAGTTCATCAGCTTGCCGGCCGAGGCAGACAGCCAGCCGCCATCGATCAGATATGGACCGGGGCGATACTCCCCCTCGGCCGCCTTCCGCTTGCCGCCGAAGACGCGCTGCAGCCAGTTGGCCATTACGTGACCGCCTCGGCTCCAAGAACGCCAACCTTGAAGCCCTTGGGCAGCACCAGCACAGGCGGGCCGCCCTCGCCGACAAAGCGCCGCCATGCCTCACCGACCGCGTTCATGCGTTCAGGGGAAAGGTGCTCGTCACAGGTGATGACGAAGCGGTCGCCCGGCTTGACGTCGACGCGCTGCAGATCGCCAACAAAATTAATTTCGTTCATCGGCCTTAGTTCCCGCGGGTCTTGTAACCAGCGGCAGGCCGCCGCTTCGGACGGGATGGCCGGTGCTCAGGCTGCATGTCGGCTGCCAAGGCGGGAGCGCCGCGGCCGCCACCGCTGCCGGCAAAGCTCGTCTGGACATCGGCGACCTCAACGACCTCGACGCTGCGCGACATCGGCACGCCGGGCGCTCGCATGGCAACGACACCGCCGTCTTTGTGAGTCAGGACGTTGCCCTTGTCGTCGGCACTGCATTCGCTGGGGTCGACGGCTGTGCCGTCCTCGGTCACATACCAGGTGGCGCGCATTGGGTGTGCTCCGGCAATGGAAGGGGGAAGGGGGCGCTACGCGGCGCCCCGCAGTATCAGCGGCCGTCGTCGACGATCGCGACGAACTTGCCCGTCTTGGCGTTGCCGCCCTGAGCAATCGCGTACTTGATACGGTCACGGGCCAGGGCAATGTGGTCCAGCACCGCCACGCCGGCCGAAGCATACAGCGCGGCAACGCCGGCAACCGTGTGGGTCGCCAGACGCGGCGCCTTGGTGACGGCGGCGTTGACGTCGGACTCGGCCCAGATGGCCTGTCCGTTCGCCTCGGCGGTGATCGTGAAATCGACGCCATCAGCAAAGTCAGTTTTGACGTACTGAATGGAGATGATTTCGCCGTCGAGATAAGGGCTGTAGGCCGTGGCCGAGCCATCGGCAGCCGTCGTGATCGTGGTTTCAAACCGACGAATGGTCATAGGGTTTTCTCCCCGCACTTTCGCGGACATGGGTGAAGGTCGCGCGGGGCCGTCATGGTCCCGCGCGGTTGGCTCGGTTGCCTCAGTAGGTGGTGCCGTCGACCCACTGCACCATGCCGGTGCGGGCCATCTTCCAGCTGACGTCCATCACCATGCGGAGGCCAGCGGAATCGGTCTGCCAGAACGAGCGCACCGGCGCCGCCGCGGTCGGACCAGTGGCCACGATCTCGGCAGGGCTGGTGTCTTCCATGTGGATGGTCGCCTGGTTGCTGACCTCGAACTCGGGCATGTCGCCGAGCGCGGTCGCAAAGTCCGTGCCGCGGACGGCGATCAGACGGCCGGCGGGCACGTTCGTCGACTCGACGATATTGACGCGCTCCGACAGCTTCTTGAACCAGTCGACGTTGTTGTCAGGCCCATCCATCAGGGAGATGTTCAGGCCCTGCTTCGGGTTCATCAGAACCGTGATGCCGCTCGCGGCATTGGCATTGATGAACGGCGTCAGCAACGCCCGGAAGTCTTCCTTGACCGCCAGGTAATCACCACCGCCGTACCCGGTGCCCACCGCCGCGACGCCATTGAGCAGACCGGCGGGCCGTACGGTATCCTCGGCCGAGGCGTCGAGCAGAATGCTGTCGAGAGTGATAGCGGTATCCTCGACGATCGCCTTGCGCAGGACGCCTTCCAGCTGGGGAGTTGCACGCTTGGCGGCTTCCCGGCTGAACGGAATGATGACGCCCATTTTTCGCGAGGTGAACGAGGGCGCTGCGACCGTGACGCGACCGACGCGGATCGGCGCTCCTTCGGCGAAGAATGAGCCGTTGGCGCCGCTCCCGGTACGCTGCGGCAGGTACGCGAGGCCGGCGGCGTCAAACGACACGCCATAGCCACTGTCGCGGAGCGCGGGGTAGACGGAATCGCCGCGGAGAGCTTCGAGGAAGCCGGCCCAGGTCGACTGAACGAGCTGCGACACGAAGCCGGAGGTGGTGGTGGTAGCGAGCGGGGCGGCGGCCCTGGCCACGACCGCGAGGTGCGTGGTTTCGTCATGGCCGGGATAGCGCTCATCCAGCGTCTTCTGAATGTCGGCGCCGGTGAACGCGGCAATGCCATGCACGACGGCGCGACGGACCATCAGGTCCAGCCCGGTAAGCTTCTCGCTCTTGAGGCCCAGCGGCTGGCGGAGAACGCTCGGAGCGGCGGCGGTGCCGATCGATTTCTCGGTTCGCTCGAGGACGGCGATGTCCTTTTCGAGCGTATCGATCTCGTCGTTGACGGCGGTAATCGCCTCGTGGTCGAGGGTGTCAGCGCCAGTGAGCGCGTCGCGGCTTTTCTGCTTGGCGACGAGCGAGGCCTTTGCGTCAATGACGCGCTGAGAGATGGTCTTCACGTGGGTATCCTCCTTGAGGATCGACGGACGGTCCACGCGGGAGCGCGTCGCGTCATGCTGGGTGTTGTCGGCTTGCTCGCCGGTGGCAGACATGTCCCGGCGCACCGCGTCGGCCGGCTGGCCAAATGCGAGGGACAAGGTTTCGTCGGAGACGTTCAGCGACTTCGCGATTGCGAGCGCTGCGGGGTTGGCCGGGACCGATACGAGGCTGGTCTCGAGCAGTTCCTGCTTCAGGTACTTCTGCGGGCCAAAGGGGCGCTCAGGGTCCATCGGTTCGGACTTGATCGGGCGAAACCCGACCGACACGGCGCGAAGAATGCCCTGCTCAACCAGGCCGATCAGTTCATCGAGCCGGTAGCTGGTCCCGCGCTTGGCGAGGTTCAGCCGGGCTTTCAACTTGCCGTCCTCGACCCGGAGGTCGGTCCATTTCCCGACAGGGAAGCTGCTGTTATGGCCGAACAGCGCGATCGGGTTCTTCTTGAAATTCTTCAGATCCCAGCCGTCCGGCTCGACGATCTCGCCGTAGCGATCGACCGTCGCGTCGGACAGCACGAAGTCCAGCCCGTTGCTCTCGGCAACGGCCTTGTGAATGACGGTCATCTTTGGATTTCTCCGGGTTAGCCGATCATGGCCGCGACATCGACCGGCGGCGGGTCTAGGGTCATCCAGCGGCCGAGCACCATCATGTGTGCGACCGGGCCATCGATCTTGTTTTCGTTGCGGTCTTTGCGGGGATAGACCTGATCGCGGTGGTTCTCTTTCGTCACCACGTTGCCGAGCATCCACGCAAATACTTCGTCGCCGTCGTGGGCGATGGCACGTTCACGCACCAGGCCCTCCATTTCCTTCATCGGCTCCGAAAAATTCTTCATCGTCGCCGTGATCTCGACGCAGGGCACGCCTTCGGCCTGCAGCTCCGCCACCATCATGCGGGCCTGATCCGGGTCGTAATCGACCTCCTCAAGCTGGAACTGCTCCCGGTATCCCAGGATGTCGTCACGGATGACGGTGTAGTCGATCATTTCGCCGTCGGTCTGCGTCAGCAGCTCGCGCTGCTGCCACGCCTGATAGTGCTCATTTTCGCCGACCTCGACCGTAGCCTCGGGCAGGTAGTAGCGTCCGAAGCGCGCATACTTGAAACCCTTGGCCATCAGTTCGATGGCGCGCTGGCAGTTGCAGGCGTCCAGCCGGAACGAGAGCTCCAGCGCCGCGATATCGACCTTCGATGCCAGGTCCATGCCGATGCGGCAGGGCTGGCCGGCGAAGTCCTCGAGCTTGAGCCCGGGCACCTCGCTTTCCATCCACCGCTGCACGTTGAAGTAGGCGGTCTTTGCGTTGACCCACTCGTTCAGGTGCTTCGTCTTGAAACGGCTGACATGGCGGGCGTTGTTGATCGCCTCGCGCTGCCGCGCCTGCAAAAACTCTCTACTGACCGAAACCCCGATATTTGGGTTCGCCTTCTCCAGCGCTGCCGGCGACGTCCAGTCATCGCCCTTGGCATCGAGCCCATACATGAGGGCGAAGAACGCCTCGTCCTCGATGATGCCATCGAGCATCCGACGGGCTTCCAGCACCATCGAATAGCAGGGCGACGAGATGTCGGAACCGGCGGTGGTGATGATCAGCGCCAACGGCTGGTCGCGGGCGCCCATGCCCGTTTCCATCGTCGACAGCAGGTCGTCGGTATCGTGCTCGTGGTATTCGTCCACGATGGCCAGGCTTGGGCTCGCGCCGTCGCCTGGCTTGCCAATCACCGGCTCGAACCGGCTTTCATTGGCGACAACGAAGATGCTCTTGGCGTTGACCTGCACGCCATAGTAGTCGCGAAACTCCGGCGTCTTCTGCGCCATGATCTTCGCCGGCCGGAACACCTCCCACGCCTGCTTTTCAGTGGTCGCGCCGGAATAGATTTCCGCGCCGTTCTCACCGTCGGCAGTGAGCATGTAATTGCCGATCGCCGCGGCCCACGCGCTTTTCCCGTTCTTGCGGGGAATCAGCAGCAGCGCGCGGCGGAACCGGCGGAAGCCGTCGACTTTCCTCTTCCACCCGAAGATGCAGATCGTCAGGAAGATCTGCCAGGGGCTCATCACCAGCCGCTCGCCCCGGGCAGCCCATGCACCCTTGGTGTGCGGCATCAGCTCGACGAAGCGACAGACCTTTTCAGCCGCCGCGGGATCGAAGCGGTAGTCGAAGTCTCGGGCCTTCTGCTTGTCGAGGTCGTCCAGATGGCGCTGGCAAGCCAGCCTGACCCACTTGTTCGCCGGGATTTTGCCGCCGACGACGTCGCGTGCGTAGCGGTTCCCGGCCTCGACGTGTGGGTATTTCTTAGGCGAGGTCGGCGAACGGGTTGACGGCATGCTTCTTTCCCCCGCCAACCTTCGATTTCGACGCGGGACCCAAACCAAGCTCTGAGCGCAGCGCTTGAGCGCGCTTCATCGCGTCGCTGCGCATGGCCACCTCGGGGCGAGGCCTATACATCTTGTCGCCGGCCTCGGTGGTCGTCGTGTAAGTCCGACCCACATCCTCGATGATGCCGGTCGTGATCTCGACCTCCTCGACGCAAGAGGCGTAGTCGGCGATGACACTCGCCCACTCGACGCTCAGGGTGCCCATGCCCGACATCAACGAGCACGTTTCCTCGAATATCGCTGCGGCCCGCGTCGACAGCCATTCCGGCGCCGTCGGCCAGCCGCCCGCGGCGGTGGGCTCGTCTGGATTCTCGCGGTGAGCGCGATACGTACCGGACACTACTTTCAGGTGGGTTGGCTTTCGCGGTCGACCGCCAGGCATCACAGACCCCAGCCCGCATAGGTGAAAGCTAGGCGGAGCGCCGCCCAGCGGCCACCCTCGAGCCGATATCCCCGGATCAGCCGGTAGTTGTAGAAGACTCGCACCAGAAAGCGCATCGCTACCACCGGCTTTTGGGCCTCAGTTTTGGCTTTGTGAAAGTTACGGCAGCGCGCCGGTCAGGAAGGGGGTTGCGCTTCATTTTTCGCGCCCACCCCCCTAGCTTCAACGGTTTACCGCAAGCGGGCAAGCCGACGGCTGGGACGTAGCCACCTCAGCCAACCTGGTTACTGGGGAACACATGACCCCTAGCGAGAAGACGGGCCCCTGCCGCCGTGGCGCCGAGGAAGATGCCGAGCCAGATGATTGCGATAGTGACGGCGCGCCTCATAGCATCAACCCCTGTGGGTGTGTGGGTCACACGTGACGTCACGTGACATGCTCGTCGTCGTCGCGCCGCTCATACTCCGACCACCATCTGCCTATGGCCTCGACGGTCCGCTCTATCGAGCGATCGGCATCGAGGCGGGCGCGGGCAATGCAGTCGGCCGGCTTGGTCTCCAACACCACGATGGACTGAGGCTTGAGCTTGTCAGCCCACCATTGCCTGTTGTCCGCCTTGGCCTCGCTGATGATCAGCCACGCGTTAGGCCATCGGCCTGCGTGCCTGCCGAGATCGCCCAGCAATTCGTTGCGGGCGCGGATGGCAGGGGATAGCCACCTGTCCCGGTTCCATGTGTGCAGGGGCTCGCCTGACAGGCTGGCCGCTATCACGTCGAGGTCAATCACCAGGTCGGCCGCGCCAGCCTTGCTCTTGACCCATGTGCTCTTCCCGCCGGCTGGGGGGCCGCACACTATGGTCAGCGGCACCACCGCCGGCTTGAGCCAGTCGGGACGCCACTGGTGTTTGCCGAAAGCCTGGTCCTGAGCGGTGCGCGCCAGATGGCAGGGGCGGCATAGCGGGCGCAGGTTGGCGCGCTCGTTGTTGTGGCTGTTGCCGTCGACGTGGTCGACCTCGTCGGCCGGGACGATCAGACCCTTCTCTCGGCAGAACCGGCACAGCGGTTCCTCGTCGAGGATGTGCAGCCGGAGCTTCTGCCATGCCCACCCATAGCCGCGCTGGGTGGTGGTGAGCTTCGGGCCTCGCCGGGCTATCATGTTTCGGTGGGCTCAGTTCTGAGCCGATGGCCATGGCCCCATTTTTGGGGGCATCGAAAGCCGAAGGCTCGACATGCAAAAGCCCCGGCGCTGGGCTCGGGGCTTACCGGCGCAGAACGCCGCAATAAAGGATTCTAGTCAGTTTCTGCCTGATTTGACAAGGGGGGCCGTTTCAGGCCTCGTCCACCTGCTCGAGCATCAGCTCGTCCATCACCAGTTGGAACGCCGCTAGGCGCTGCTCCTGCTGGCGCTTGAACGCCGGCACCTTCCCGTCATCCAGATCGATGGCGTGCTGAGCACCGACAATCTGGCTGTCGAGATACCCGACAAAAACTTCCCTCTCCTCGCGCGTCATTTGGCTCCTCAAAATGGGGTGTTGTAGCACGATTATCGTACTTTTCGCTTTACACGATAATCGTGTTATGCGATGGTCAATGCGTCGGAGCAATCTTGCTTCCGACAGGCCGAAAGGAGGTGAGACGACTGAAAATCCGGTTCACGGTTCAGATCAGGTTCTTGGGTTGGCGCCTAACCCTGACACTGAGCCGGTAGCAAAGGGGGTCGGGGCTTTCGCCCCGGCTTCTACCGGGAAAGTAAGCGTCTCACCTCCTCCGGACAAGGACAATAGCACAAGGACCTGCAGATGAACACCGAAGCACCGGTTGACCGTTCAGAGCTCCGCAGCATCCGCGAGGGGCTGCAGCTCACCCAGGGGCAGATGGCTCAGGCCATGGGCGTGCCGCTCCGCACCTACCAGGACATCGAGGGAGGCGTCACCGCGACGCGCTTGGTGCATATCAACGCCGCGCGCTGGGCCGCGGTGATGCATGCAGCGAACCGGCACGACGGTGACTTCCCCGTGGCGGTGACGGATGCAGTGATGCTGGCCTACAGCCACCTGTTCGGGGAGGGTACAGCCCGCTGAGGGTTTTTTCCGAAGTCGGACAAAACCGGCTTATGCGATGCACGTGCTCTGCATGTGCATCGCTTTTGCTTACCGGGTCCGGGTGTACAGCACGCCGTCGCAATGGGGGCATCTGACCTCGTACTGCTTCGCTCGGCCGGTCCGCCGCTTTATCTCGTCAGCGACGGCGGTGGTCGACGTCAGCCCGTTGCCTCGGACGGTATCGAGCACTTCCTCGAACTCGTCGGCAGGGACGCTGGCGTAGGTCATGCAGCGGTAAAGGTAGGCACGCGAAACGCCCATGATCTTCGCAGCCTCGGTGACCGAAAACTCCATTTCGCCGGCCCGGCATGCAGCCAGGTAGTTGTCGATCGTGAGGTTGGGAAGGTCCGGGTGTTCCCCAGGGGAACGGTCGGTCGTCATTGCTGCCACCGCCTGGTCGAGATGACGCGCGTCTTACCTTCGCGGGTGAACGTCTGCTGTGAGCCGTCCTGCCATCCAGTTGCCTTCGCTCGCGACGTCCGATCCGCGGCAAAGCCGAATGCCTCCGCAAGGATCGTTGCCGCCTGCAGCACGTCGCTGGTGATCCGCCTGCGGGCGGCACCACCGCTCTTGCCGGCAATGCTCTCAGCCGCCTGCGCTACCGACAGCCCGTGAACGATAACCTGCTCGGCCACCACGTGCAGGCGACTGCCGGCGCCGCCGAGCCTTGTCACGGCGCTCATGAGCTGCCGCCTCGCTTCCTCGGTGGCCATGATTTCGCGGCTCTCAACGGGGCCTGAGCTGTCGACCGTCGGCAACGAATAGTCGATCGCCCGGGCCGCGCCGATGGTCGCGCGCTCGGCGACGTTGCGGAAGTGTGCCGCGCCTTGGATCTGCGCCTCGGTTTTTTCCCGCACCCGCGCGAGGCCACCGATCAATTCCGTCAGGTTCACATCGGCCCTGATGTAGCCGGTCCAGCGCGCGTCGGGGTGCTGGTCCAGCTGATGCAGCAGCTCGGCCCGGGACATCAGCGGATCGAGCACGCGGCGGCGCTGAATGACGGGCTGGCGCCAGGCAACCACCGGCCGCGGTTTCCGGATATCGTCCCGATGATGGCACGCCAGCCCCAGGCGGCGACAGCGGTTGATGGCGTCGTCGACCTGGGCCTCAGTGAAGGTTCCGCCACTGCCGGGCTCCGAGAGGGTTTGCTCGAGGACGCGACGAAGGCGACCGCGACCAGGGTCACCGATCTCGATGGCGGCGATGTCCGCGGAATTCCGCAGACTGAAGCGGTCGACGGCGAGGTCAACGCGCTTGGTTTCGTGGAGTCGGATGCCGGCATGGGAGCGGGCGAAGGCGAGGCCGACCAGCTTCATTCGCTCTGCCTCCGGATACCGGCCCTTACTGCCACTGACAGATCACCGCCGGGCGGAACGTGTCGCTGCGCGATCTGCTGCGGGGTGGGTCGCTTGGGAGGATTGTTATGGTCGCGCACGGCCAGCCAGGCCTCATGAACGTGGTGCTGGAGCGGGTCGAAGGGCATGCCGCTGGCGAACTGCTCGCTTGCCGGCATGATCCAGTAGTTGTCGAGCAGCCCGTCTTGCATGCGGCGGACTTCCTCGCCGATCTCGGCCAGGACCAGCTCGATGCTCTGGTCAGTGGTGACGACGTAGGTGATCAAGCGATCGGCGTGCATCGCCCGCTTGACCTCGATACGCCCCAGCAAGAGCGACAGCCGGTCGATGTCGCGCTGAACCAGCGAGGTTTCCACCTTCCACACCGTGAAGACCAGAAGGACCCACCGGCGCGGCTGCCCGAACCTGGGCTTCGTGTCGCGGAAGACGTCGTTTGCGTGCTTTCGAACTGAAGACTTGACGCTCATGGGTTTCAAGCGGCTCCGGGCGGGTTGCGGTTGAAGACGTCGGTGGTGAAGTCGATCTCGGTCTGCACGGCACGCCGGAAGGCTTCCGTCTCCCGCGCGATCACGTCGTCAGGGAAGCCAATGCGCATCATCACGCCCGCCATGCGGCCGATGGTGGTAGTCCAGTAGGCCTCGCGGGCGCGTCCTGACTTGTGGAGCCAGCGCTGGGCTACGATGCGCGCTTTGCCGATGTTCCGGCTTTGCGGGAAAGGGATGATGTCGGCCATCAGGCTGCTCCCCTCATTCGGGAGAGGGACCGGGCGAGGGCTTCACTGATGGGGGCGAAGCCGCCCGCTTGCCCGTCTTCGTTGACGCGAGCCTTATGGGGGCTCGCTACTACGACGGCCCGCGCTGTGCCCGGTTCCTCCCGAGATATAGATAGTAGGGGCGTATCCGCCCCTGATGCTGTAGGGGCGCTTTCGCCCCCGGTAACGTGCGCAGTCGGTGGCGCTTTCGCCCCCGGTGGCAGGGGCGGATACGCCCCCGGGGTTCTGTTTTTCCATTCGTCGGTGGCAGCGGCTTTCTTGGTGTGGAGGTAGGTCAGCCGATACCGGCTCGAATGCCGGTACACCGCGTTGCCGCCCCGACCCTGATGTGTGACCTCGATGAACCCGAGGCCGACCAACTCGGCCAACGCGTCCGCGACCGACTTCCGGCGTATGCCGAAACGCTCGAAGTCATCGTAGGTGCAGGGCAACTGGCCGTTGTCGGCGCCACCGTGGCGCATGTGCTCGATCTCAAGACGATCAAGAACCTTGCGGGCAGCGAGGCTTAGGCCAGCCCATGCGGCACTCTCGAGCATATCCACTCGGTGGGGGATGAACTGGCCGACGATGGTATTCGGCTTGGGGGCGCGTGCCATGGCCTCACCCCCGACCGCCCGTTAGCCGGCGCGCTTCTGCGATAGCCTTGCACGCCTCAAGAAAGTTTAGGCCGAACATCTCGCGGAGCGTCCGGGTCATCGGCTGGGGCGCCACGTGCCAGTGGTCAGACAGCCAGGTGGCGGCTTGCGCGATCCGATCCTCGATCATTCGGACGGCCTCCGCTCAGCTGCATGGAGCTGCTGATGATGGCGCCGGCACCTCCATCTCACCCGGAGCCAGTCCTCGGGGAGGTACGAGTCGTGGTGCGCGTCGACGCGGAAGCTACCGCAGACTTCGCAGCGACCGCGCTTCAACGTGCCTTGGCGTAGCGCTACCCGCACAGCGGCATGAGCCCGCAGCTTGTGCCGGTTGGCGTTGTTCCACTTGTTCTGCGGGGAGCCTTTCATGGCGCGCCGCCTTACGCGGCTACCTCGTCGTCGCCCACGCCTTCGACGAGATCGCGAAGCTTGCGGCGAGAGGCCACCCAAGACCGGCCGACCTTTCGCGCCGGCAGCGACCCGCTCTCCAGCAGGTGAAATGTCTGTCGAGCAGTCCGGTTGATTACGCGACCGATAGCGGTGGCGCCCCAAACGGCGTCAGTTTCGTCGGTTGCCAGTTTGTTCCTCTGCATACCCTTGTCCTTCAATGGGTGGTGGGCGATGCAGCTGGTTATATATCTCTGCGATTTATTTCCGCTAGCCCCGCTTCTGGCCTTTCCATGAAAAAATCATCGGTATATACCAAGGACTGCGCTCTACTCCGCCTCGTTACGAAAGGCTCCGCGAAATGGCTGAAGACAATCCACAGGTTGCCGCCGAGAAGGCCGATCAGTTTCCCCTCCGGTTCCCGCCAGGGATGCGCGCGGAGATTAAGGATGCGGCGAAACGGAACGGGCGAACGATGAATGCAGAGATCATCGACCGCCTGGAGCGCGCCTTCAACATGGACCTGGCGATGCAGGTGATCGGCGAGGGAAACGCCGAGCGCGAGAGGTTCAAAGCAGACTTGAAGTCGGCGCATGATGAGTTGAAGGCCGAGGCGCGTCGTTGGGGAGACCTTGAGCAGTATTACGGTAACCGCATGAAAGAAGATGCAGCCACAATCGACAACCTGCGCGAAGAACTGACCATGGAGCGCAGGTTCGCCGCGGCAAACGCAGAACTGCTCTCCTCAATGGAAAGTCTATTGAAAACGCTGGTAAAGTCGTCTGACGAGGACCACCATGAGCGGAGAGAGATCGACCGTATCCGCACCTTCTTGCAATGGGATGTGGCTGCCTTGCAGTTCGAGCTGTCACCGGACCCAGACGCGCCACCGGGCTTTGACCCGCTACAGCAAGAGGCGCTGACCGGAATCACGCACCCGTTGGCGACGACCCTGATCTCACTCATTGACGCAAGAACGCTACGGGTTGCCCGTCTCGGGCGGCGCGTTGCTGACCCCGATATGCTTCGGGCGAAGATCCTTTGCCATGCGCTCGGGTTGACCGACGTCGAAAGACAAATCGCCAAGGCGTATGTCGAAGTCGATGCCTTGGGGAAGGACGCGGGAGCGTTCTACGACTACTGCATGTCTTTGGTGGATGCCGCGCCTGACGAAGAACAACAGGCGTTCAAGAAGCAGCTAGATGGCATGATGGAGCGGCTTTTCGCTTTTTGGTCCCCTGCCGTCGAGAGGTTCATAAACGAAGGGAGTTCAGAGTGAGCAGCGTTCGCAAGCGCAAATGGACGACCAAGGCCGGCGTCGAGAAAGAGGCATGGGCTGTTGACTACGTCGACGCCACCGGCAACCGCCGCCTCAAGACCTTCAAGTTGAAGCGGGCTGCCGACCAGTTCGCGGCGACGGCTACTGTCGAAGTGCGCGACGGCACGCACGTCGCCGACGCGGCGAGCGTCACGGTGGCCGAGGGTTGCCGCCTGTGGATCAGGTCTACCGAGCAGGCTGGCCGCGAGCGCACCACCGTCGACCAGTACCGCCAGCACGCTGACCTTCACATCAATCCGCTGATCGGCACCACGAAGCTGACCCAGCTCACCGCCCCAAGTATCCGCGCGTTCGAGGACAAGCTGCTTGAGCTCGGTCGCTCGCCCGCCATGGTCAAGAAGGTGTTGGTCAGCGTGGGGTCGATGCTCGCCGACGCGCTGGAGCGGGGCCTGGTCGGCCGGAACGTGGTGCGGGAAATGAAGCGCCGTCGGGGAGCCAGCGATCACCGCGCCGAGAGACGGGCCAAAGGCAAGCTCAAGATGGGCGTCGATATCCCGCTGCCGGTCGAAATCCGGGCGATCGTCGGGGAGCTGCGGGGAGATTCGCGCCCCGTGCTGCTGCTGGCCACCTTCGGCGGATTGCGTGCCTCGGAGTTGCGCGGGCTGCCTCGCGAGGGCGCCGTCGACTTCAAGGCCGGCAAGACCAAGGTGTTTCAGCGCGCCGACCGACACAAGGCCATCGGAAAACCAAAGAGCGAAGCGGGAGAGCGCGAGGTGCCGTTGCCGCCCATCGTCATCAACGCGCTGCGCGAGTGGACAGTGGCGAGCAAGAGCGACAGCGCGTTCATGTTCCCCGCCGGTGATGGCGGGCCGCTGGCGCACCGGACGATTGCCGACGCCTTCATGGCCACGCAGATCCGCGCTGGGGTGGTGAAGGCCGAACCGGGACCAGATGGCAAGCCGGTGGCGAAGTACACAGGGCTGCACGCCCTACGCCATTTCTACGCGTCCTGGTGCATCAATCGCCGGGTCGACGGCGGGCTCGAGCTGCCGCCCAAGCTGGTTCAGGACCGGCTGGGCCATGCGTCGATCAAGCTGACGCTGGACACATACGGCCACCTGTTTCCCAGCGACGACGACGGCGCCGAGATGGCTGCCGCTACCGCCTTCCTGGCGGGCTGAGCCAAGCCAGGCGCAACATAGGCGCAACACGATTGTAAATTGTGTAGCGATTTCAATGGGGGACAGCGGATTGCAAATCCGTGTATTCCGGTTCGATTCCGGATGTGGCCTCCAATTCCCTTCCTCGTGAAACGACCCGGCCCGCCATTGCGGCGCCGTTTGCGTTTGCGCGAGCGTCTCGCCAGCGACCCGGAACACGGGCTTAAGTGCGGCGCGGAACGGATCGGGAGCTCGCTTCACCCGACCTTTGGCGTGCTGCCGCATGTGTGGCGGCAATGCCACGGAGCAGCCGCAATCGAGTTCAGCAGCCCTGGTAAGTCATTCCGGCTGCTGCTGAATCGGCATAGAAGCGCGCGCATTAGGTTATGGAGACTTACTGTGCGCGCCTTGCTTTTGGGTTCTGTGGCTGCTCTCGCGTTCTCCGCGGGTTCTGCCTTTGCTGCCGATCTTTCGGTTCCTGCCGATCCGTACGTCCCGGCCGACTCGGCTTCCAGCTGGAGCGGTTTCTACGCCGGCGCGAATGTCGGCTACGGCTATTCGGGCTTCCTGCATGACGGTGACTCCGACGACACCTCGCAGCTGCAGGGTTGGGTCGGCGGCGTGCAGGCCGGTTACAACTGGGATCTCGGCGGTGTCGTTCTTGGTGTCGAAGCCGATGCTTCGTTCGCCAACATCAATGAAGGCGACGACGAAGACCACTTCGACGCTGACGATGGCATCCACGGCCTGGCTACCCTGCGCGGCCGTGCCGGCGTCGCCGTCGGCAGCGTGCTGCTCTACGGCACCGCCGGTGTTGCATGGGCTGCGCTCGACACCGAAGGCGTCGGCCAGTCGCTCACCGGCTGGGTCGCCGGCGTGGGCGTCGAAAGCTTCGTGACCGACACCATCTCGGTCAAGGCCGAGTACCTCTATCACGATTTCGGCAGTGTCTATGTCGAAGGCTATGATGGCGATTTCGACATCACCGCCAACACCTTCAAGGTGGGCGTGAACTTCCACTTCTGATCCTGAACTCAGGACAGCGTTTTCGGGCCTCCGGCTGATCCAGCCGGGGGCCTTTTTGCTGGCCCGCGTCCGGGTTGCATCTCCGCCTCGCAGCGCCGCAAGTTGCGGGACCGGCCGCCTTCGGAGATAGACCGGCTGGGGGGGATGCGATAGTACTTGCATGGGCTCAGTAATACGGTCGAGATCATGCAAGCAGCACTGCGACTCCTCAGAACGTTTGCGCTTCCGGGCGCGCTTTTGCTGTCGATGGGTGGGGTAGGGGGCGTGGTCGGACAGGACACGGCTGCGGCGCCCGCC